ACGCTAGTATAACGGAAGCAAATCATCTGCAATGCATTAAGCAGCAGGCAAATTGAGGATAAAAAAAACCCCCACAGCATGTGGGGGAAGACAGGGATGGTGAAGAAATCCAGCCAGTAACACAATGGAATAAAAGGATTTATTCTAATCTTCGTCTACATTTTGACTACACTTCGACAGAAAAAAGCCGGGCTTCTGCCCGGTCTCTTCAAACATTTGCCTAAAACTTAACCTATTGATCAGGGCCGCACTTCTTCGTATATTCGGCCATGTTTACCTGTCCTGGGTCTGAATACAGTTGCTTGTTAAATACAGAGTAAGTTACCCCTTTTGAGAAGAACCCCTTCGACTTCATCGACAATTCCATTTCAAAAGGTGCAAAACCAGCATACGCACCAAACGCATTTTTGGCGTTTACCTGCCCGCAGACGTAACCGACAACAGCACCATCAGCAGCTTCGTCTTTCTGAACAAAACGTACATACCTGAATTTCGCGCTATCAGGATCGCGCATACTTGAAGCAACTTCTTTCTGCCCCAACTCAACCGCTTTATCAGCACCGGGCTTACATCCAACAAGGCTAAACAGCGCAAGTACCATGATTAACTTTTTCATATCCCTACCTTTTAAGCACCACTGTGAAAGTTGAAAAATAATATCAGGGGTAACAGGTATAAGAAACCCGCCATGTAGGCGGGTTATTTTTACAGTGCCAGCGATAGCTGATCTTCGCCGTGGTGACTTCGTGGAAAAGCTTCTTGTGGCACCATCGCGCCGGGCGCTGGCTGGGTCTGGTTTAATGAACCGTCTATTTCCGTCATGCTGGTGAAACAGTACCCGCATAACATGTTTTGACACTGGTGATAGCTGCGCCGTACAAGCAAACTCAGCTCAACGCTGGTTCTGGTTTTTGCTATAGCACGGCAGCGAGGACAGCGCATTGCCATACGCGGGCCTCCTTTCATGACTGGTTAATATCAACGCAAGTATAACGCTTAAGACGTTGAATCGTCACTCTCCGCTGTCCAGTCGTCGATTTTTACTTCCAGTTCCAGCGACGTGGTAAACCCTCCCCCGCCAACATCGTGAACGCACCGTGTTATCGTCCAGCTTCCACTGTCGATCGTGGACTTAAACCCATAAACACTGGCTGGCTGTTCCGGGTACAAATCCGCGCGCCCACGCGCCAGGGTGATGCTGAACGTAGCCGCCCCGCGCTGCAACTCCCGCCACTTAGCCGCTGCGGCACGCTTTGCCGCCTTTTCCGTCTTGAAGGTTTTACGGATAACAAAAACGTTGCCTTCGGCCCCGGCCAGATAATCCCCTTCTTTTTTGCTTGATGCGGGTTCTTTCTTTTTGGCCTGGCTGGTTCGTCGCCTGCGGGTGGTTTTCTTCACGGTAGTGGATGGTTTCTTGCCAAAGTTGAGATCAAGCCAGTATGCAGTTACGCCCGTGTACGCGTCGCGGTCAGCTACGTTAAACCGATGTTTATCACCGCTTGACCGGACTATCTCGATCACCGGCAGCGGCTTGCCGCTCTGCGTTACTCCCTTGCCCGGCGTGATAAACAGAAGCATACCGTTTTTAATGGTTGCCACCGCGCCCAGCATTTCGGCCATGCGCGTTAAGAAGCTGATATCTGATTCACTCGTCTGATCGGCGTGATCTATCTCAATCTTCGCCAGTTCTTCGCTGACGCCCGCACGCAGATCGTAACGGCTGGCAATGCTGGCAACCACATCCCCCACGGTAATATCGTGCCAGCTATATTCCCTCTTCACGTTAAAGGTATCGCGGAAATCTGCGCTTCTGGCACTGATCGTTAGCTGGTCAGGCGGGCCAGAGTGTCCGATCTCGTCAACCGTATACACGCCCTTAAAAACCAATGGATCATTATCCCAGCCCAGCGCCACCGATATCTTTGCGCCGCGTGATGGTAAGGCTACCTGCCCGTCTGCATCATCCAGAGTCAGATCCAGCGTGTCCGCTTCAAAGCCCCGGTTATCTGTCAGGGAAAGGGAGATCAGCCGGTTATCCAGCGCCGTAAGCTGCTTACCTTCAATCTCAATACTGAACGCCGGGCGCGGCGAATATCGGTTTTCTGTCGTGTCCATATCAACCCCTTCATCATGATGGGGTACATCGTCGCCACGCGCGCGCGCATGAACAACGCCCCGTCATTGTTGCAGGTTGCTGACAACCCTTATCCATCGCATCGGCCCGCCATTGCCGCAATGATATTCGCAGTCATTAAACTGGCGAGGCAAATACATGGCCACTAACTACCATCACGGTGTAACCGTCACGGAAACCACCGACCTTAGCACGATGATCACCGACATTGATTCGGCGGTGATCGGCGTTGTCTGCACCGCTGATGATGCGGACGAAACAGCGTTCCCGCTGGATACCCCTGTACTGATTACCCGCGCGGCTAACATGCTGGGCAAGGCAGGTAAAACCGGCACCCTGTTTACCACCCTGAAAGCGATTTCAGACCAGACCAGCCCGCAAACCATTGTGATCCGCGTTGCTGATGCTGCAAATATCGAACCGCCAGAAGGCGGCACCGCACAGACCCAGGATCAACTGGTTATTGGCGGCACCGATGCAAACGGGCGCTTTACCGGCATGTACGCGCTGCTGTCTGCCGAAATGCGCGTAGGTGTGCGCCCGCGTGTACTGGCTGTTCCAGGGCTTGATACGGAAGCGGTAGCCGCACAACTCGGCGTCATTGCCGAAAAGCTGCGCGCGTTTGCTTACGTGGCAGCGAACGGTTGCAACACAATCGCCGAAGTGAAGGAATACCGCGAGCAATTCTCCCAGCGTGAAATGATGGTTATCTGGCCTAATTTCATCTGCTACGACACCAACGCCGGGGCTAATGCCACCGTGCCCGTGGGTGCCCATGCTGTTGGGATGCGAGCCAAAATCGACGCAACGCAGGGCTGGCATAAAACCATTTCCAACGTGCCCGTTAATAACGTGCTGGGGATGGATCGGGATATCTATTTCACGTTGCAGGGCACCGATACCGACGCCGACGAACTGAACGCAGCAGGCGTTACCACGCTGATCAAGCAGGACGGCTACCGCATCTGGGGATCGCGTACCTGCGACGCGGAAACGTATATCTTCGAAAGCTATACCCGAACCGCGCAGATAGTTGCGGATACCGTCGCCGAAGCCCATTTCGCCTATGTTGATAAACCGCTTACCCCGTCGCTGGTAAAGGACATTGTGGACGGCATCAATAAGAAGCTGACCTCATACGTGACGGCTGGCAAGCTGCTGGGCGCCCGCTGCTGGTATGACCCGGAACCGAATACCTCGGAAACCCTGCGCAATGGTCAACTGACCATTAAGTACAACTACACCCCTGTTCCACCGCTGGAAAATCTCAGCCTGGTACAGGAGTTCACCGACGAATATTTCGCTACGTTTTCCAGCGCAGTGAATAACTAACCGGGGGCGCTTATGGCACTGCCTAAGAAACTCAAATATTTCAATATGTTCTTTGACGGGGATAACTACTTCGGCATGGTGCCGGAAATCACCCCCGCCAAACTCACCAAAAAAACCGAAGACTACCAGGCGGGTGGTATGCCAGGTTCGGTTGCGGTGGATCTTGGCTTCGACGCTGGCGCCCTGGATATGGATATCACGCTTGGCGGTCTGGATGCCGGATTGCTGAAAAAATGGGGCGTTACCACTGCGGACGGGATGCAAACACGTTTTGCTGGCTCCTATCAGGACGACGCAACCGGCGACGCTGTACCGTGCGAAATCCAGACGCGTGGCCGCTTCACTGAACTGGATCCCGGTTCGGCAAAAGTCGGGGATGACACTTCGCATAAGTACACCCTGAAAAACACCTATTACAAGCTGACCATCAACGGCGAAGAGATTATCGAAGTTGATGTGCTCAACATGATCTACAAAGTTGCCGGTGTGGATGTGCTGGAAAAACACCGCGCTAACATCGGCCTATAAGGAAACCCGGCACCATGAGCAAAACCAAAGAAAACACCGTTATTCTTACCGCCCCTATTACGCGCGGTAAGACCAAAATCACCGAAGTGGCGATCACTTCCGTGCTTAAACAGGCTGGATCACTGCGCGGCTTAAAAGCCTATGACGTGCTGACTTCCAACTATGACGCGCTGGTTATTCTGCTGCCCCGCGTTACCGCTCCGGCACTAACCGCCGATGAGATTGCCCGTATGGATACCTGGGATTTTTGCCAGCTAGCCAACGCGGTGGTTGATTTTTTGCAACCCTCTTCGGATCTGACCGCGACGGATACGGGCAACGAATCATCCGATGCCCCTGCGAACGCATAGAAGACCTGATGGCAGATATCGCCGTCATATTCCACTGGCGGCCGGTAGAGATGGACGCCATGACGGTACAGGAAATACTGTTATGGCGTGATCAGGCGGCTGCGCGCAGTGGTGGAGATCACTAAATGGCAGACCGCAATTTAAATATCAGGGTGGCATTCAGCGCCCTGAATAATATGTCCCGCCCTGTCAACGCGGCGCGCCAGAGTGCCGCCGCGTTGGCGTCTCAAATCAACCAGACTAAAACCAGCATTAAAGGGCTTGAGCGTCAGGCAACCAGCTTTGACCGCCTCACCGCAGCCAATAAAAAAACCACCGAACAACTGGCCCAGGCGAAAGAACAGGCCCGGCAAATGGCGGCGGCTTATGGCCCGTTACGCCAGCGCAGCGCCGAACAAGTTGCCGCCCTCAATCAGCAACGTGCAGCCATTCGCCAGTTAACCCAGCAGCAGAAAGGCGAGCAGACGCAGCTTAACCAGTTGCGGGCCAGCTTCTACAGCGAAGGCATTGCGATCAGCAGCGCCAGCCGGGCGACGGAACAGATCAACCAGCGCACCGCGCAATACAACCGCCAGCTTGCTGAACAGCAACGACGGCTTGACGCTGTTAACCAGGCGCAGGCCCGTTACAGCCGCGCCAAAGAAACCGGCGAAAAGATGATGAGCGGGGGAATGAAAACCGCCGCAGTAGGGGCGGCAACACTCGTACCTGTCGCCGCTGCGGTGAAATCCTACAGCAGCCTCGAAGACGCGATGAAGGGCGTAGCCAAACAGGTAAATGGCTTACGTGACGACAGCGGCAACCCGCAGTATGAAGAAATGCAGCGGGCGATCATGGATGCCAGCGAAAAGCTGCCAATGGCTAACGGTGCTGTTGACTATGCCGCCCTGGTCGAAGGCGGCGCGCGTATGGGCGTCGCAAACAGCGATGATCCCTGGCAAAAGCAAAAAGCCGATCTGCTGTCTTTTGCCAGCATGGCGGCAAAAGCTTCGGTAGCCTTTGAACTGCCCGCCGATCAGCTTTCTGAAAGCCTGGGGAAAATTGCCGGGCTGTATAAAATCCCCACCCAGAATATTGAACAGTTAGGCGACGCCATAAACTACCTGGACGATAACGCGAAGTCGAAAGGCTCCGATATTATCGACGTACTCCAGCGCGTTGGTGGGCTTGCCAGCCAACTGGATTACAAGCAAGCCGCCGCGCTGGGTTCCACCTTTCTGACGCTCGGCACCCCTGCCGAAGTTGCCGCCAGCGCCACCAATGCAATGGTGCGCGAACTCTCAATCGCTACGGTTCAGGGCAAAAACTTTATGCAGGGTCTGGACGCCCTCGGCCTCAGCGCCGAAAAAGTTCAGAAGAGCATGTCAGTGGACGCGATGGGCACAATCATTTCAGTGCTGGAAGCGTCCAAAAAACTGGCCCCGGATCAGCAGGTAGCCAACCTTACCCAGATTTTTGGCAAAGAGTTCGGCGATGATGCGCAGAAACTTGCCAACAACCTGCCCGAACTACGCCGCCAGATAGAACTGACGCAGGGCGCAGCCGCTAAAGGTTCCATGAATAGGGAGTCTGATATCAATAAAGCTTCCCTTTCTGCTCAATGGCAACTGACCAAAACCGGCGCGGTTAACGCATTCAGTTCAGCAGGTGAAACCCTTCGCGATCCGCTGATGGATATCATGCTTACCGTCAGTAAGGTGGTTGGCAGCGTCCGCCGCTGGGTGGAGGCAAACCCAGCGCTGGTTGGTTCAATCATGAAAGTCACCGCAGCCATAGGCGCTTTGCTGGTTGTCATGGGTGGCCTGATGCTGTCCATCGGCGCAGTACTTGGCCCAATGGCACTTGTTCGCCTCAGCTTCACCTCGCTGGCCGGGGAAGGAGGAATAGCGCGTCTGACTGGCGGAGTAATGCGCCTGGGTGGTGCGTTCCAGTGGCTTGCTGGCTCGCCTATGCAGGCATTGTTAAGCGCCGGTCGCATGGTATTCGGCCCGCTTATCACGCTACTGGCTGGCATTTCTGCGCCCGTCTGGGGGCTGATTGCTCTCTTTGCTGCGGTAGCAGTGGCCGTAATTAAATTCTGGCAACCGATTAAGGCATTTTTCAGCGGCTTCTTTACCGGTCTGATGGCTGGCCTTCAACCAATAACGCAGTCGTTTAACGCCGTATTCGCACCACTGGCCCCGATTTTTAACAGTATCGGCAACGCGATCAGCGGCGTCTGGGAATGGTTTACCAAACTACTGGAGCCGATCCAGTTTTCCAGTGAAGCGCTGGCATCCTGCACCAGTGCAGGGGAAACCTTCGGTAAGGTGGTTGGGGCCGCAATCAGCGCGCTGACGCTTCCCATTCAGGCCGTAGCCAAAGGGCTGGGCTGGATTCTGGAAAAGCTGGGCGCCATTCCCGACGCAGCGAAAGCAGCGCAGCAGGTTGCGCAGCAAATGACGCCGGAAGCGGTAAACAATCTGGCAGACCGGGTTAACGCCTTTTCCGGTGACGTGCAGGCAGTCGCGAAGGAAAGCAAAAAAGCCGAAGAGAAAAAGAAAACCGATGAGCAGAAGAAACAGGACAACCTGATTAACTCGCTCAAAGGCCCGGCCAACATCGTGCCGAAGATGAGCAACAGCCTGGACAAGATCGCCACCAATACCACGGAGAAGAAAGACGGCCCCGGCGAAATTGTCTTCAAGAATAAGCAGCCCTATATCCCGATCCGTGGCGGATATTCGGAACCGCTTAAGCAGGCGCAGCGCCAGCTACCATCCCTTACCGATTGGGTGACGCAGCAGGCCGGATCGCTGATCGCTTCCGTTACGCCTTGGCAGGTTGAGAAGCCCGCCGCACGGATGCCTGTTTCGGCGTCTCCGTCTGCGGCTTCCGTCGCTGCGCTGATGCCTGCTCCGGGTGGCGATGTATATAACCTTAACTTCGACTTTAGCGGCCAGAAACTGGATGAAGAAACCATTATCAGGCGCGTGCGCGAAGAACTTGCGTTAGCGAAGCAACAGGCCGACCGGCGCAAGCGCTCCCAACTGACCGATCACGTCTAAGGCAATATCATGATGATGATTCTGGGGATGTTCCCCTTTTCACTGCAAACCACACCTTACCAGAGTGCGAATAAAACCAACTCCTGGCGGCACGTCAAAAACGATCGCGTGGGGAAATCCCCGCGCTATCAGTTCATCGGCGCAGATGAAGAACCGTTCGTACTCAGCGGCACGCTGTACCCCGAAATAAGCGGCGGTGATGTG